CACTTTGCTGTAACTGCTTTTTTGCCGGTCTCTTTACACTTCTGTATGATATCATGATAATCTAAATCTGGCTTATTATCATATGCCATCTTCAGTAGATATTTGAAATTTTCAGGTATTAATTTTACTGCATTTCTCATAAGTGTCAACTCTGCGACACCATGATTTGTCGTTCTTTGTGGAACACCATCAAATGAAAATCTATTATCTTTATCATAAACAAATACATCACAATAATCCTGTGTTTCAGAATCTATAGGTGAGTGTGTCGTAAGAATAACATAATGACCTTTTTCTGACAACATTTTGCAGAGTGTTCTAGTCATTTTTCTTTTTTCTTCTTGATGATTACCTCCACAGTAAGAGGTAACTATAATTGCTGTATCATTCATGCTGTTCTATATGTAAAAGTTTCTTCGATATCATCTCTATAGGTCTCTGGTGGTAAATACCAACGATTAGTTTCTCCTGGATGCAAATCGTAAGCATTAGGATTACCACTACCATGCCAACATTCTAAATCGAAACGATGATGTGGTTGTCCTTCAAACTGAGGCTTAAACATATTTTCTGATGGAGTTTTTAATCTACGACACTTTCTTAAATATGATGCTTTAGCCCAAAAGAAGTTACCTGCATAGAAAGAGTGTGGAGGATTATTTAAGAATGCAGCACCACACATATCGTAGCCTTCATCAAGTTTTGCAACACACTCTTTCCATTTTTCTAGATTCCAATATTGCATGTATCTACGCCAATTCTGATGACCACCTGAACCATGACTTGCTCCTTTATGTGTCATAAAACAAACGTAGAATTCTTCTTCAGTTTCATGACAGTATTCTTGTAGATAGTTTACTGAAGTTGCTTCATACCATGGTTGATAATCTTGATTATAGTGTAAGATATCAATATTTTTTCTATCTTTCCATCTTTCTTCCAACCATGCATAATTATCTTTGTTGAAGTGTGCAAAGAAGTATGCATGTTCGACAGCATCAAGTAATCCTGTTTTTTCTAACAGCTCTGTTTGTTCTACGGTAATTTCTTTACCGCAACCGATATCAACCATGTGGCTGAATAGTTTAATTCTCATATTAGCTCCAAACGGCATCTTCAAAATTATGCCAATAATGAATTACTCTTCCTTTTCCCAATGTTGAATAGAAAGGAGTAGTATGAATAAGTCCATGTCCCGAATAAAAATATAGTATTTCTCCGGGACCATTTTCTAATGCTCCAACAAAATGGCTTGTTCCTGTATCACCACCTAAAAATATTTCACTTGTCATTATGTGTCCTAGGTTGGTCAAAAAATCTGTAGATTCTTCCCAACCGTCAACATGTCCTATAGAGTTTTCTGTGCAAATTATTTTTCTATAATCTGCATATGCATCACCTTTAAATTTTTCAATTATATTCGCAAATAAGTGTTTTGGCCAGTTTCTATATGTGTTATATGGTGCATTGAAAAGAGGAAACATCACTATTTTCTTTTCAATTTTTTTGTTATTTGGAATTCTAACTAAATCACCAGACAATCCTCTGAAATCCCATAAATTTATATTTTTCCAAGATAATACTTGTTCTCCTGGTGTTGATGAGAAATAATTTGTATTTTCAAGCATGAACTCATAAAGTTTTTTACAATATTCCGATGGTGATATCGAATTGGGAAGTAAATGAAATTTTATATTTGGGTTCTCTACTTTCCTCAAATACTCTACAACATTTGCAACTGCTACAATGTCACCATTTCTTAAAGGACCACCAAAAGCACCTAAAGGAACATTAATAATCATAATTTAAAATCTCTTATGTAAACTAGTTTTGAATTTCTGTTTTGATAATAATGCAGTTTGTAATCATGCTCGACACCCCAACCTTGCCAATTTTTTATATCCTCATCCCAGAGAATATAGCAATCTTTCTTCATTAGGTCAGCAACAATGCCTATACCAGTAAATGTTGTGATGAATGGATTAGGGTTATTTTTTATCAAAGAGCAATTATATATTAAATCTTTTTTATAGTCAAGATAATGTGATTTTTCTTTTGGTATAATTTCTGCCGACTCTATTAAGTTCGAATATCTTCTTTCATCAACGTCGGGTGCGTCTTTAGATGACCATCTATCACCAACAATAAATTTATCCAGATGGCAGTCAATATCTAGTTTAGGTACTTGTAACTCAAAATCATCATCAATATCGAAATTAATTTTATAATTGTCTTTAATGAAATTGTAGAACTTATGACATGCTATCGGACTATCACCATGATTTTTTTCTTCTCCTATGTCATCCAATAAGATATATCTTTGAGCAACTGTTGTTTCCTCGTGCATAAACTTGACTTCAACAAACATTTCTTGCTGAAGAAGAAGTTCTTTTATACCAACAAATCGTTCTAGTCTATCACAAATAACAAATGAGAATTTATATTTTAGTGTCTTATGTAAACCAGATAGAGCAGGGAGACAATGCATAAAGTCTCCTAGATTATGAATTCTCGGTGAGTAAATTTTAATCATGTTTGGTCATATGCTTGCTCATTATATACTCTGAATATTCTGAACCAATCATTTGGATCAGCAGGATGCAATTCGCAATCTTGTGGACTACTCAAATAAGACATCAATAATAATGTTTGGTCATCATCAATCAAGTTGTTTTGTAGTAGAACATCCAAGTTCTTTAATACTAGGTCTTTAAGTGTTGACCATTTCTTTGTTCCTGCTACAATATGACATCCTTGAATATAAACATCTCCAGTGTAGATAATACTATCTATTGGTCTTGCTGGATCAATTTGATGTTGATTGAAGAAATGGATTTTCTCACGGTCGAAGTTGTATGTCCAACGATTTGATGGTGGTATAGTTGTATCATTACGAACATAACCAAAATCAATCCAAGCAGTCAAATCATTTGATATTAATCCTTTTTCAATTGCATCAGTAACATACCATGCCTTGAAAATGTTGACTAGAACATAATCGGCATGCCAATATTCAATGAGTTGAGGATTAATCACCTTCTTATAATAATTAGGATCATCCATAACTTTTTGAACCATCGGTTTGATTAGTTCATATCTTTGAGGCATGTATGATTCTGTAGTTATGACCTTTGTTAGATGTTCCAATCCATAATGTTTTCTGATAGATAAAACGGTCTCTATAAGATCCGGTGTTGTATAAACAACCATTTCATTTTTGAGTTTTGCTAAATTACTGAAAAATTGCAAATACTCATCCACACTTCTATGTTGATAGAATGGTAGTTCTCTACCATGTTTTACTTTTGGTAAATTGCCTCTACCAATATCATAAAATGCAGTGACTATTGAAATATCATTATCCATATTTTCTTTCAATTTTTTCTTTCCATTCAGGTACTCTGTTGTACTGGTGCACCATTACATATTTTTCGCCTTTGCTTGTATAAGCATATTCTTCATCAAAATACGGCTCAGGACTTAACAGAAAGGGTCTGAAGCTGTTTATTTTATTTGGGTCTACTGTCGTACCGCATTCACATGCCCAGTTCGTATCATGATCATTAAATTTGGTAAGAGAGTGATATGGTTCAATAGATAACATCACATTCACACCAGCTTGATCTGGTGTTGGATGTTGAACGTTGTTAATTGCCAATGAAACTGCCAGAGAATAATCTTTAAACATATCAAATTCACCAGCCATTGAACCCGCATTATAAATTGGTCTATTTTTCATATGATGGTAAAGTTGTGGGAAACATTCTGCCATGTTTTGATTGCCCCATGCCTCATCTTTGTATTTCAGACCTTCACACCCATAGTTTAGTTTTTTATTACCTAAGTTTTGTTCGAGCCACTCTGACGGATTACTCTGAAATACAACATCAGAGATATCAGTAGAAATAACATATCGTATATCCTTTAACTGAGATAAAACTGACCAATAAAAATAATGCCTGAGCATAGGAACTTGAAACGTTAATCCTTCTGCGAACAGATACCCATCATTACTTGCGTTTCGTTTGTCTGTAGTAAGATAAACTTCAACACCTTCATCTCTGAGTTTGTTGAAAGTTTCGTCTTTGATGTTAAATGCAATAACTGCGACTCTACCTTTAAAGCCAGACATTTTAATTGAGTTCACCCAGTATTTCAATTTGTCGTATCCATATTCAGATACGGCACTAATAATCATATCTTGCATAATTCTTTTCCTAAGTCTTCAATGATACCAGTAATGTAAATTGGGTTAGAAATAAGTTTGAGTTCTTTGGTTAGTTTTGTATTGTCGATAATGAATTGTTCTTTGACAACATCACTGGTACATAAAAACTCACCTTTATCATAACCTTTAATTAAGTGTTTTGCTACTTTGCCTATTTCAAGTCCGTAGTTGGAACTTAAATTATATATTCCTGTTAATTTTCTTCTTGCAATTTGGTCGAGCAGATTAGCTGACGTAGTTATATCAATAAAATCTCTTTTAGTTCTATCACTTATTGAGAATATAATCTTTTCACTGTGCTTGAGTTGATCCATACAGAAACCCATGAATGATTGTCTACCCAATTCAAAACCAAATAAGTTCGAACCTCTAACTATAACTGCTTTGTCACCAAATTCGTTTTGGATCTTATTTTCGCATATTAGTTTATTCTCACTATAGAAGTCGAATGGATTTGTAAGACTTTCTTCTGTATATGTTTTTAACTCTGTTGATGAGCCATAAACTTTTCTAGTAGATACCATCACATAGTGGCAGTTATTTTCATAAGCAAGTTTTGCTATCTCATAATCAACATCAATCTTCTCATCGTATGTTTGAGTTTTAAACACAGGATTTAATGCACAATTGATTACGGCATCATATTGTGACAAATCGATATGATGAACATCTTTATATGCTACTATGTCAAAATTTTTCAGTTTAGCTAGTTCATTACCAATGAAACTAGTTTTACCTACTATTAGTCTTCTCGCCAAGGAAGTTTTCCTTTATAAAAATCATGCATCACTTTATTACCTTGATCAAAGAATCCTTTTGTTACAGAACCTGCATTACCATCAACTCTGTAGTTTACTGTGTATTTTCTTGTACAATCCCACTCTTTAAAGTTGGTTGCTATTGTATTGAAGAACACTCTATCTTGACCCCAACCACCATGCCATGCTGATGCTAATCTTATCAGAATCTCACGGCGAACGCAATAACTATTTGTGTCAATGTGGTGCGTATTTGTCCATGCTATCCATTTACCAAGACTTTCGCAATCATCATTACAATAAAAGTTTCCATCTTTATCTGTAATTTTTCTCAGAGAATATGTCCAGTCTAATTTTTTAGACTCAATAGTGTTCACACAAGATTGCACATGATTATCATCAAACCAACAATCTTGATCTAGAAACATGACATAATCTTCATTAACTAAATGTGAGAATGCAGCATAAACTCTATGACCATAGAATCCATTGGCACCTACATTGTCTGGTAAATAACATACTTTTAGATTTTTGTTTGATAGGTAATTGTCGGTGATGACTTTGACTTTACCTTTGAATTGATTTCCATCACAAACAACATAACAAGTTGTTGGATATGTTTGGGATAAAACACTTTCAATGGAGCGTTTTACTGTATCTGCTCCAGTTGTAGGAATAATTACCACTGCACTCATAATAACCTCACTTATCGCTTATGCAATAACCACCTTTGAATTTATAGACATTTGATGTGACAGAGATTTGTTCATATATCTCATTATCATAGCACCTGTACGGATCTTTATATTTAGATGCTGCAAAGTAAAGACCAAAAAGAATCGCACCAATGATCAGAAGTATCGGTAAATACTTAACAATACTTGGTAAAGTTTGCAAAATTTGTGGTAAGTTTTGCAGTAATTTCTGCAATACTTCTTTCATTTTCTTCCTCTTGATTTCACGGCATCCTTTAACATGCCTTTAATTATCAATAATACTCTTCCTTTTTCCATTTCGGTTAATGTCTTAACCAAAACAACTTTATCATCATATGAATTTGCATTATCTAAAAATTCTTCTGGTACTGCTAGTTTTTTCTTTTTTGGTTTAAATTTTTTTAGTTTATCTTTTGTGTTTTCAGTATCGTCTGACATTTAACCTCTTGTTAGTTTGAGTATCCTCTCAATTTGTTTCTCAATAACAGGTTTACGATTAGGCCAATAAATGTATTCTTTATCAGCAGTCTGATATAATTTTTGTAGAAAAGGAATGATCATCTTTTCTACTTCATTCAAACGTGTTTTATAATCATCTGCTGTTTCTGCTGTTCTATTAATGACAGAATTATATTCTTCTTCTGATACGGCAGAAAATCCAAAGTCATCAGAAGCGTTCTGATATTCTTTAAATACTTTATCAAAATCATAAGATAAACTCATACTTTAACTCCACCTGCAGGTTTTCCAGACAATCTAAAACTTGCCATAACATCAATCGATGGTGCTTTTCCACCACCTGTAAGTCCTCTTGGTTGAATGCGAACTTCTAGTTTAGCTTTTGGATCTTTGAGTGTTGATATTTCTGCTACACCAAATAATTGCGCTACCATTTTCTTTTCTTGATAAGTTAAATTTCCAGTTTCTTCTAAGAACCATATTGTATCATCTAACATCATGAACATAATGCTATGATCAGCTTTCTGATTTAAATTGGCAAGAAATTTTTTATGATAATGATCTAATATTTTTTGACCCATCACCGCACTATCAATATTTGCAATTTGGTAGTTTTCTGTATTATTTGCAAAATGTTCGAGTCTAACTTTTCTTGTTTGGAGATTCTTTTCAGCGGAAAGCATACCAGAAGATATTTTTTTAAATTTATATATGGGTTTTTGTGGAACATCAAAGTATAAGTTAAAATCTTTGAGTAATCTTTTCCCATTCGCAATCGCTTCTTTTGTATTGTTCATTACTTCAAGAAGTTGTTGCTTATCTTCATCCGTTTTTGCATCGGGAGCATCAAATTCTCTCCCATCAAAAGTCCAATTTCTCATTGAACCCATTTGAGCTTTATAGTCTGCTTTATACTCAAAAAACAAATCGACACGTTTTTTGTTCACATAAATTGTAAACCCGAAGTCCGGAAAGCCTGTTGCAAACCCCGCAGGACTTGCAAATGCTTCTGGATTGCCCAATAGCTTTTTTACAGAATTAAATGCTTTTATTTCTGCCTGTTGTGCTTGTACGTTTACACCCATGACGGTACCTAAAGTTTATTGCAATATTTATTAGACTTTGAATCCACCAAACTTCTTTTTCATAGATGATAATCGTTCTCTTTCACCAAATGAATTTAGAGGTTTGTCATCGTCTTTTCCTGCATCAATAATATCGTCTTGTGCTGACTGTTCCACATCATACAACTTCATCTTTGATCTGTCAATACCTATCGCAAATCTTTTATGGGTTGTTGGATCAGAATATCTATTTTTTAACTGTTTCACCATGATCTGGTTCAAGGCTTCAAGTTCTTCCGATGTTATCAAAGCGAACATCAAGTCTGCGGTAGCTGGCAAACCAAAAGACTCACTTGTGTCCTCAAGTCCTGGGTCTGAATTTGTGTAACCTGATCTAGTTGTTTGTGTCGCAGATACAATTGGTACTCCGAACTCAACGGCCAGGCCTCGCAATTCTTCGGCAATTGATTTGATGTAGGTATAAGAGTTAACGCTTGCTCCTGGTTTGATTCTTGCGGAGGCGCAAATATTAAGATAATCAACAAAAATAATGTCAGGCACGAAGCTACGTTTGAGATGTAATTCATTTAAAAGTGTCCTAAAGTGTACAGTTGATGCACTTGCAGTTGGATATTCTTTGATGATAAGTTTACCTGTAGTGTTTTCACGAACTCTAGATACTTTCTTATCATACATTTCTTTTGATAGTTTTATCAAATCATCAACGGTTACGTTCAGAAGGTTTGCATCTATCCGTTCTGCAATTTTTTCTTCTGCCATTTCAAGTGTGATGTATAGAACGTTTTTACCTTGTACCATACAACCAGCGGCAACATGGCACATGAACAAAGACTTACCCACACCAGTACCCGCCAAGGCAATGTTAAGAGTTTTAATAGGGAGACCACCTTTTGTAATCTTATTGAAGAACTCAAGGTCAAAAGGAATTCGTTTTTCTTTTCTATGATAGAATTCATATCGTTCATCCGCATTATCTAGATAATCATGACCAATATTTGTGTCAAAGCCTACACCTAAAGCATCTGACAATAATTTTGGAATGGCTCCTTTTTCTTGCTGCTTATCTTTTCCATCGAGGATAGAAATAGAAGCCAAGACAGCATTATAAATCGCTTTTTCTTGACAGAATAACTCAGACTGGGTGAGAAGCCATTCAATCTTGGACGTTTCTGTTTTAGTATTCTCAAGCTCTTGTATATAATCTTTGCACTTCTCCACTTGATCATCTGTAAGATTTTTCTTTTCTTTGATGGCCAATGTAATCGCTTCAATCGTTGGTGTAGTATTGTAAGACGATACGAACGATGATATCTCATCAAAAATTGTTCTTTCTGTTCTGTCTGAGAAGTATTCTGGTTTTAGAAAAGGAATAACTTTGCGTAAGTATTCTTCATTATAGACCAGATTCCTCAGTATCACTTGTTCCAGTTTCATCAATTATATCCTGTTCTAGGTTACCCGACATGATTTCTACCAATAAATCGCCAAGATAGTTTTTGAAGTCTGTATCTTTCTCCAACTTCTTAGGCTTATCGATAGGAGATTCTAACACATCATATGCGAAAAGTAAATATACATTTCCTTGTCTTTCTTCGAATTTTACCTTACCGTATTTGAAAACTGTGTCTTTATATTTACCGTCCAATAAACGGACATGAACGGTCTCCTGATCGTCTTTGGGATAGATAAAACAGTAGTCTGTTCCTTCAGTCATCTTCTACTCCATTTGTAGTCTCTATAGCGAAAACATCTTCAACTTCTTCATCAGAAATGATCTCGCCATGTGCTATACTATACTTGTTCTCAATAAAATCACGGAAAGATTTCTGTTTGAGAACCGGTATCCAAAAATCTTTGGTATCAGTATCTTTGATTCTATACTTTTTATCTTCATATACTCCATCGTCATCTCGGCGAGAATACCAACCATTACTTGGTTTTGTTACATGACCGCTTTCGAGTGCAATATCCAATAAACCAGACCACTTGCTAATACCACCACCAAAGGATACACTAATAGGAATTTTTGATTTTTCTTTGACATATCTACTTTTCTCAACATTAATTATAAAATTATATCCAATAACTTCAGTTCCTTCTTTTTCTTGCTGTCTACCAATAATAAAGATATTATCAGCAGAATAGTATGAACCTGTACCACCACCAACAATATCTTTAGGATACAAACCAATTTCTTTGTAAGTATGATTGACAACGATCATGGGAATATCTTTCATTGTCAAGTGCGGTGTCACCATACGAAATAGAGATTTTACTTGTTTTGCTCGGCTCATGTCGGCGACAGATTTTTGATCTAGTGCATCTTCAACTTCTTTCTTTGATGCAAGATTGCCTATTGAATCGACAACAATAATTAACTTATCATCACGATCAAGGTTTGCAAGTTGATTCATAATATCAAACTTTAATTGCTCAATATCCGTAATAGGAGTATGGAGCACCCTGTCTGTGTTGATACCAAAGCTATCAAAATAAGATTGCGGAGTACCGAACTCCGAATCATAGAATAGAAGTGCTGCTTCTTCATATTTGTCCAAATAAGATTTAGCCATTAGTAAACTAAATGCAGTCTTGAAGTGCTTTGATGGTCCTGCCCACATTGTAAGACCAGGCGTAAGTCCACCATCTAGTTTACCACTTAATGCAATATTTATGGCTGGCACAGAAGTAGAAATCATGTCCTTCTGTGTAAAGAATTTTGATTTGGATAGAATAGCAGATTCTTTGATACTGCTGTTCTTTTTGATTTTGTCGAGAACGCTCATTTATTATCCTTTTCTTTAAAAGCTAACGGTGATTCTTCATATTCATATTTGGGTTCTAATTTTTTTACGGGAACATGTTCAACTTTATATAAACCAGGAGCAACATGTGTTTCTACTTTTTGATGTGTAGGCTCTTTGCTTAATGGTGGTATAGATTCGCCCGATGCTTCATCAATCACTATGACATTTTCCTTAGAAACTTGTAGAACCTCATCAGACCTTTTCTCAGGTCTAGGTTCTTCTTTCCTGGATACTTCTTCATTAGGCGAATCTTGATCTTTCTCAAGCTTTCTTTTCGCTTCTTCCATTTTTTCAAGTACCCTCTGGTATACAGGGTTCTTTTCTCTGTCATCTGGCTTCTTTTTCGAGGGTTTCTTATCATTTGTTTCCATTGAGATATTACTTGCTATCAATAATAGCACAGCAAGAGGATCAAATACAATCATAATTAAAATAATTACCAAACGAACCGCTTTGTCTATAATGTCCTTTTCACCAGAACCATAAACCAGCTCGGCAACATATTTAATAGGACCAAAATCTGATTCTGCTTTTCTCAATTCAATAGTGAGAGGAACTTTTTCTTCTGTGAGTTTAGCCAGTTCTTTTTGATACTTTGCTATTTCATCATTCAATTGGTTACGTTCTTTTTGTTGTGCTTTTCTGATCTGAATGGATCTTTCTGCACCACGTTCCGAATCTGAACGTGACATGACGTTATTAACTGCATCATCAAGTTGTCTCAATGATTTTTTATTTGTTTCAATGTTGTCTTTGAATGTATCTATCTTTTCATCTAGGAACACAACTTTATCAGCGATAGGACTAATGTCAGATGCGTGTTCTAAGTGTGCTTTTGAAAGATAACCAAAGATACCCATCGAGGTAACTAGCATTAGAATTGCTACAGCAGAAGTTAGATAGTATTTTAATATTCTAGGTGCCGTGTTCCAATTACGATATAGCCATGACGCAGTTACTAATTTTGCAGATTCTAAAACCGAACCCATAAAAACAACAGGCCAAAATGCTCCTGGAAATATTGCAGCAAGTCCGATTACCGAATAGTATGCTGCTACTGCCGATAGTAATACAGCATTTAGAAAAGTGAAGAATGCGATTATCATGCGAAGAAGTCCTCAAGTGTACTCTGCTTTTCTACATACCAACCCATACAATCCAACACTACCTTAATTGGTTCGAGAAAAGCTTTCTCAAATTGCATATCATAATCGATATACTGGTCTAAGTCAAATTCTTTAGGTAATTTTACCGGAAATGAAATTACAGTATCTTTAAATGGATTTGGTGCTTTCAAGTATGTAAACTTGATTTTTTCACCATCATTGATTGTCTGATACTTTTTGGTGAGACCTTTTTGTTTGAGTGTATGATTATATATGATTGCACCTTTAACATGAATCGGTGTTCCTTTGGTATATAAGGTCACTGGATCAGAATACTTTTTTATACCACGAATGCCTCTTGGGAAAGAAACATCTTCCGCTGGTAACTTTCTGAATTCTTCTTTGAACTCAACAATGAATCGTTGAATTTGTTCTTCTGTGCCATTCATCATCAATTTGATTATTTCTTCCATTTTTCCACGAATAAATTCTGGTGTGGAAGATTTCACCATCTCAAGACCCATTACTTTGAGATTGGGTTCTGCATACTGAACGCCTTCATTGTTGTATACATTCATGATATAACGTTTCTTGGCTGTCCAGATTGCTTTATCGGCCAAGGCTTCACGTTTCATTTGCATCTTTTGTTCGTAGGCATGAACATAATCAGCAAGTTCCTGATAACTTTTGTCAATAAAAGGTTGAATCTTATCTTCACAGATTTTGTCCATGAAGGAGATAACTTTTTGAGGCTCTTGTGTTGATGAATACACCTTTTCAACAAGTGGGCCAAGATTGAGATATATCGAATCTGTATCCGAAGCAATAACATAGTCTGTATCCGTTTTCAATAGATTGTTCATATATTCGTTGAGCTTCTTTTCAATCCAACGAATTGATAACTGACCAGACAAAGTGACTGCAAGAGCAATTCTCAAATCAAAGAAACGAAAGAACTCATTGCCCATTGCACCATAGGCAGAATTCAAACAAACTTTTTTTGCAAGTTGTAGATTATTATATCTAGCTATTCGTTTTTCAATGATAAATCGTTTCGATGAATCTTTTTCATTTTCAAGTTCTTGTTTTGCAATCAATGCTTTCTTCTTATAGACTTTACGATCTTCATACATCGAAGCCATCATCTTAGGAAGAAAACCTTGTGCATCGGTTCGAAAGAATTGACCATTAGGTGTCAATGCAGCATCAGAGAGATTATCTGTATTGATTTTTTTCTCAAGTAGTTTATCAACAGAAACACCTTGACTGAGAACTTCACGCATTTCATCTGTATAGTTCTCAGGTAGCACAAGCATTTCAGGCGAAAGATTATATTGCATAATCAAGTGTGGATACAGACTGTTCAAGTCAAACGATGCAACCCAATCATGCTTGCCTACTTGTGGTACTTTAACATAAGCACCTTCAAACGCTTCCGATTTGCTTTTTCTTTCTGTTGGTGGAACAATGATGTTATCTTTACGCAGAAAGTTAAAGATAAGAGTATCCCACATGCGAACTTGTGTGAATACGTCATCATAGTTTGTTTTACTATCATAAGCCAAAGTCAATGCGAGTTCGATCAACTTTAGTTTGTCTTCAAGTTGTTCGATAAGTGCAACGTCCATTATGTTATACTCAATAAACTTTTGAAAGTTCAGTTTGTAAAGTTGATGTAGATTTTCATATTCAGAGTAGTCTACTTTTCCTTTTTCAAGTTCCACATGAGCGATATGATCCAATCTATACGATTCTTGTGATGCACCACCAGGAGCATATTTACGATACAGTTCAATATAATCAAGCATAGGCAAACCAACAAGCTCATAAACAGTATGAGATTTTGCCATCAGTATTGCTGTTCTTTCTGAAATGTAACCCCAAGGTGATAATGACTTGGCTTCACTCTCACTTAGAATATGTTTAAATCTATTCACAAGATATGGAAAGTCAAAGAACTTGATGTTCCAACCAGTGACAATATCAGGATAGTTTTTTGTCCAGAATTCTAGGAACTTTTTGCAAAGAGAATATTCATCACGACATTTTGTGTAGACTTCATCACCTTGCACTTCATAGTCACCGCAACCCCAAACATAAGTTTTACCACCAAGATATTTTACGGCAATAGCGGTGATTGGTTCTGTTGCTTGATAAGGATCAGGAAATCCATTTTCCGAACCAACTTCAATATCAATGATTGCTGTTTGAATGTGTGATTGATCCCAATCAATGTCATCGGGATATTCTTCGGCAATGTAGCAATATTCAAACTTAGTATTCCCATACACTTTTTTGTTAGACACATCTTCATTTCTTTTGAAGTAGTCTCTGGCTTCTCTGATAGACGAGAATTTGAACTCATGGAGATAGTCACCATCCAAAGACTTGAATGGTGTTTCTTTTCGAACTACCTCATAGAGTGAAGGCTGATAATCAAATCTCTCTTTAACACGTTTACCATTTACGATACCACGATAGAGAATGTGATTACCTAAGCACTGAACATTTGTATAGAAGTTAGTCATTAACCTGTGATGATTTGTTTAGTAGGAGGGACAACAATACCTGACCCGAATACCTGATTATAATTGTTTATATACTCTTGCGCTGGTGTATATTCATACACTACATGTTTTCTTGCAATAATATATTCAGCATCTTTCTCTGGTTCAGCATGAGTTGGCCATGGAGCAAAACCTACGCTAGGTTGTCCGTTGGATCCAGGCATAACAGCAATTCTAACTGGATTAATGATTTTATAGCCAAGTTCATCAGACTCAATTTCCGCCAAAAGGTCTTCGCCAGTGACAAGTTTTAGTACACGAATGTTTTCCATAGTATCTCCATAGGGTTAAATGTATAGCATTATATCATATAATTTCATGAAAATCAAGAGGTTCTGTGGCATAAATAGTAAATATCCACTAAATTTAAGGGGTTATGATGTATTGGAACCCACAAGCAATCTACAGTTTTCCATACACAATAAATGACGTTATGGACAAACATACTACATTTTTATGCGAATTTGTTGACTTGAAAAGAAATGGTTATCATCATTTCAGTAAAGCATATGACAATCTTACTTATGGGTTCTGGGGACCTTGGTTAAAACAATCCGACACATATGTAAGCAACTTCGCCGAACATCTTAAATTGACTCTGAAGTTAAAGTAATACATTAGTTTTCTTCGTTATGTGGCGTTTAAATTACGGAGAAAATGGATCCATTTACACTATTTGCTTTGGCTAATGGTGCTGTACAAGCGGTTAAAAAAGGCTGTGAACTATATAAGGAAATAGCAGGTGCCGCCAATGACGTTAAAGGCGTCCTAAATGATCTTGATGAACAATTTAATTTAAGACATAAGGACAAGCCTCCTACTGTTGCTGAGAAAAATCAGTATATAACAGAAAAAAACCGAATAATTGAATTAAGCAAACAGCAGCCTAATGATGTTTACACTCAGATTGGAGAAGAACTTGGCGTATATTTTGAAAATTATGCCAAGTGTTCTGCCATCTTTGAAGAAGAAGCAAGACATGACCATGAAGTTTACATAGGAGAAACTAGTTTAGGTAAAAGAGCTTTACAGCGGGTTCTTATGGAAAGCAGATTAAGTGCCATGGAAGCAGAACTTCGTGAACTTATGGTTTACAACTGTCCTTCGGAATTAGGTGACTTATACACCCGTGTCTATGGTATGATGGAGAAGATGAAAAAACAACAGGCTGTAGCATGGACTAAGAAAAGAGAACAAGACAGAAAAGCAGCTAACGTAAAAAGACGTAGGATAGAAAAAATAAAATGTGAGATTTGGAAATATGGATTGGGTGTTGTTGTTATAAGTTACTTAACTTGGTTGATATGGGCAATAGTACAAATAAGAATGGAAGTATATCCTGAGCTTGGTCGTTGTTTAATGCCAAAAGGTAGTGTGGTGTATAACTGGTATAATAACCTAAAATGGATAGATTGTGAATTTAAACCTAAAGAGGAAAATTAAATGAAGAAGATTTTATTCATTGGTCTAATGGTTGTTTCTAGTTTTGCATGTTCTATGGAGAGACAAAAACCAGTTGCTTGTCATCAACTATCAGATATCTTAAACAATTTGAAAACAAATTATGAAGAAAAACTTGATTTTGTTGTTGAGAATCGAATGTACAGAGATTTTGTGACTAAAATTGCCATGTACAGAAATGATGAAACTGGTTCATGGACAATGATAGAGTATGGAGATAATTTTGGTGGTGAAGGTTGCATCATAGGTTCAGGTAAAGAATCTACTTCATAACTGGTTGCGGGCCCAAGAGTCGAACAAGGAACTGAGGATTATGAGTCCTCTGTGATACCATTTCACCAACCCGCTATATTATTTATTCGTATACAAAAATGACATCTGTAATAGGAATGATGTAGGTTTCGCCTTCAATTCTCTTGGCCACATTCCAATTAATCAAAACTATATCCCCAACAACAACTTCATTCACTTCAGAACCAAGTGCTATAATCTTTGCTTTATCTGGTTCTTGTGTTGATTGTAAGATAATTCCCGAACTTGTTGTTTTATCGGCAACAATACGTTCAACTACAATTTTATTACCTAAAGGCTTAATCATCATATCTCCATTAAAAAAAGTGGTGCGAGTAGCCGGACTCGAACCGGCAAGCCGAAGCGGAAGATTTTAAGTCTTCTGAGTTTACCAATTTCTCCATACTCGCATTAATCGTACAGTGTTTCCCACCCAACGTCCACTATATCAATGTCACCAAAATATTGATTTGAATTTAAGTATAGTAGCGTAAGGATTCTTTCCGACAAAAAAGCAATCATTCTTTTCTGTCCCATATTTTGAATAAAAGGTAGAGCAAATTTTGTTCCATTGTATACTTCAAAAATAATTTCAAATAAAACGGAACACACCTTATTAAATACTTTTCTATGTCCAAAAAACATGTTACATGAAGATAGATAATTTAAATTTTTCAGTATATCTAGTTGTTCAAAAGTGAAAGGTATCTTTTTTTGATATGCCGCTTCATACAACATCAACATACCAATTTCACCATGATGTTTAGAATACTGTTGATATACAGATTCGTCAAATTTGAATGGAGCAGTTATGTATAAAGTTTTTTCACTAAACTTTATACTTTCTATTTGCTCGTTTGACCACTTTCTTCGATATTGATTAGTTCCTACTATTTCATCATCAGTATTTTTCCATACCCAATATAAACCAGTTAGGTCCCCAAGCCATGGATTTAAATGAGAAATGTTATCGTCACTGTCATCAAACGAAAAATTTTTATTGTTTAGTATCTTCTTATATTCATCTGAGAGATAAGAAGAACCACACATCAGATTCTTTTGATTGAACTGTGTAAATTTATTTACATTGTTCTGAAAGCAATTACAATAAAAAGTATATGTCATATTATATAATTAGTGGTGCCCCAAGAGAGACTCGAACTCTCACGCCGAAGCACTGGCTTCTAAGACCAGCGTGTCTACCAATTCCACCATCGGGGCATAAATATTACCATGAACTACGATTACTACGAAAGAACATTCGGGCGGCATGCCATTTGTACTAGTGATACAAAAGGAAAAGATTTCATTCCTATGTATAACGAAATACCAAAAGAACACTATGAGTTTGTGCCAATGAAATGGCCCACTTATGGTGAAACGTTTGGTGCACCCTCTAGGGATCGAACCTAGTTCCTCGGTTCTTCAAACCGCTGCTATGACCACATCAGCTAAAGGTGCTTGGTGCATCGTAATGGATTCGAACCACTGACAACCTGCTTGTAAGGCAGGGACTCTACCACTGAGCTAACGATGCGTACTTATGCTGCCAACACTTCTTTCAATCTATCTGCTGCATAAGAAGCCGCAAATGCTCTTGGTTTAACCATAGGTATCACGTTACATGTACCACGGATATAACCAACTGCTTGTTGAATGACACAAGATGATCCATGCATTTCATTAGGATTAATATCCAAGTGTACTTCAACATAACGATCTTCTAATACATCAGCAAGGCTTTGAAACAGTTCTGATACTTTATATACTTCATTCATCAAACGCATAGAAGGACGATCCTTGCGTTGATCATAATCTCTTTCTCTTGTTATTTCACCAAAGATTTTGCAACCATGACGACCATCTATGTGTATAACAATTGCGGTTGTATAATCTGCATACCAAACACCATTCATATTAAATCTTTCGGAGTCTGCACCTAGATAGATTTTTGTTTCTGGTGACTGAGCAAGAATATATTCTTTTACTTCCTCTAGATTTAATTTTTTCATTTTCATTCCTTTTTGTTATTGGCCTCGGAGGAGAGAATCGAACTCCCACCAACGGTTTTGGAGACCGCAGTTCTGCCATTAAACTACTCCGAGTCTATTTCATTAGTAATATGATCACCACACTCATTACTAATTCTATTCATCTCTTTTAATGCATCTAATACACAATCTTCTGTACTCAGGATATCTTGAAAATCCGAAGAACTTTTTTTAATATTGCATTTACATTCTTCACAGTTACATTCTTTTTCTTTTTTGAAAATTTTATCCCAATTATCATCATATGTTTTTTTATCTACACTATATGGTCTGGGATTACTTCCTTTGCCACCATCAGACATATTCAACTCCTATTAAAAATTGGTCCTCTCTGATGGTAACGATCCAACGTCTACCGCTTATCAAGCGGGTGCTCTACCTTTGAGCTAAGAGAGGAAAAACTGGCCGGTCCTGAAGGAATCGAACCTCCACCTGTAGGTCCGTAGCCTACCGTAATCATCCATTTTACTAAGGACCGATAATAAATTTATAGCCGGTGTAGACACATCAAGGCATCACCCTCTCCCGCTACTCCGTTTACTATGCACAGCCGTTCACTAATTCCCGGTTGAAGTCCGGTTTTCGTTAATACTAAGCCATGTAGTCATCCATCCCACTGGACTCTGCTCCTACTATAAATTTTGGTGGTAATGGAGAGACTCGAACTCCCAACACACACCGTATGAAGGTGCTGCACTACCATTGTGCTACATTACCTAATTGGTCTGAGTAGAGAGGATCGAACTCCCGACCTCCGCATCCCAAATGCGGCGCACTACCAGGCTGTGCTATACTCAGGTAATACTGGAGCGGGATATCAGAATCGAACTGATAACAGGAGCTTGGAAGGCTCACGTTTTACCATTAAACTAATCCCGCATTTGGTGCCGCTTGATGGAATCGAACCAACGATTGATGCTTACAAGGCAACTGTTATGCCATTTAACTAAAGCGGCTATAATGTTTCTATAATACTACGACCTATTCTTTGTACTTCTTTAGTATTTCTTTGACCAAGAATTACTATTGTATATTTTTCACCATTTTTTGTCAACAGCATTGCAAGACATTTACCGGCGGCACTAGTAAAGCCAGTTTTCGAAATTTCAATCTCTTTATGCTCTTTCAACAAATTATAA